GGTGAGCGCGGCCATCGAGAACGCGGGGTTATTGAACGGATTCAGCATGGGTCGTGCTCTGCGGGAACTGACGGACGAGGACGCCGAGCGCCGCCAGCTGCGCGAGGGCGGCGGCGGTCTGTTCGGACGTGAGGGAGGTGGGCAGCACCAGCACGCCGCCGAAGACCGTTGCATGGCGGGCGACGATCACGCTGCGACGGCGCTCGGTGGCCGCGGTGACGACCGCTTCGATGAGGACGCCGGCGACGGTCTCGCGGCCATCGCTGGCGGTCGGATCGAGGGCGACGATCTCGCGGGTGGCGGTCACGCGACCGACGACGGCGCCGAGCGCGAGGGTCTGGTTCGAGGCGACGACCACCTCGTCGCGCGAGTAGAGGTTCGGCGCTTCGTACTTGAGCAGATCGCCCAGGGTCATCGGTTCGTGGAGGACGGGCATGGCTCAGGCTCCTTGCAGTTGAGTGGCCGCGAGGCGCTTGCGCACCGCATCGAGCACGGGGTTGGCGGCGGTGGCATTCGCCACGTTCATCGAACCGGGCGAGCTCCCTGCGACGTGATGGGAGGCGATCTCGACCTGATCGGCGCGGGCCTGAAGCAACACCTGACGGACCTGGGCCACGGACATGCGCGCGGCGAGGAACTCGGTGGTGCGTTCGGGGCAGCCGGCGAGCAGGCACAGCTCGGCGATGGCGACGGCCTCTCCTTGCGGATCGGTGGAAGGCGGCGCGACGGACGCGGTCGGCGCCGGCAGCGCGGCGGGCGCGACCGTGGGCACGACGGCGGCCGGTGCGGGCGCGGTGGGCGCAGCAGGGGGCGTGGACGGCGCGGGCGCCGCCTCGGTGGGAACAGTCATCGAAATCTCCGTAGTCGTTGGAAGTGCAAGCCGCATCGGCGAAGCGAGCGGTGTTGGGGAACCTGGCGAACGCCCGCGCTCGCGAAGGGCGGTGGCGAAGTCGGCGAGGACGGCATCGAAGGGCGCGACCGCATCGGCCAAGCCCGCCGTCACCGCATCCTCGCCGAAATACAGCGCCGCCTCGGTCGCGCGCACGGCATCGGCATCGAGGCCGCGCATCGCGGCGATGTGATCGACGAACAGGGCGTACAGCCGATCGATCTCGGTTTGCAGCGCCTCGGTCGCCTGCGGCGTCAGTGGTGCGTGCGGGGTGGCGTCGTTCTTGTGCGCGCCGGCATACAGCGCGGTCACGCTCAGACCGTTCTGCGCGTTGCGCACCGACTGGTCGATGTGTAGCGCGATCACGCCGATGGAGCCGACGCCGCCGGTCTGCGCGAGGGTCACGCGCTGCGCGGCGGATGCGAGGGCGTAGGCGGCCGAAAACGCGCTGTCGCCGGCATGCGCCCAGATAGGTTTGATCGCAGTCGCCGCGCGGATCTGGTCGGCCAGCTCGAACACCCCACCCGCCTCGCCACCGGGCGAGTCGATGTCGAGCAGGATGCCGGCCACGTCCGGACTGGCGAGCGCCGCATCGAGGTCCGCTGCGATGCGCGCGTAGGAGGTCAGCCCCGACATCGCGTCGAGCCCGAGCGCGCGGCGGACCAGCGTGCCGTGGATCGGAATCACCGCGATGCCGGGCATCGTCGGCTCGGGGTCGGAGGCCATCGGCGCGGCCGTCGGCAACACGAGCCCGATAGACGCCGTCTCGACCGGCGCCAGGCCGATGCGTGGACCGAGGACGGCGAGAATCGTATCGAGTTTCGCGCGCGCAATCAGCAACGGCGTCCCGTACAGACGGGACGCCAGGTGGACGAGGGAGGTCATCAATTCGCCTGGGAAGGGGGAGCGCTGTTGGACGGGGTCGAACGACCCTCGTGGCGGGGATCGGAGTCGAAACGCAGGCCCAAGGCATCGGCGCGGGCGTTGTCGGCGGCGATCTCGTGATCGATGTCCTCGGCGTCGTAACCGAAACTCGAAATCGCTTCTGACCTCGACAGCAACCCGCCGCGGATCGCCGCGATCATCGCGTCGAACTCCTTCTTCGGATCGACCCACTGCCAGCCCTGCGCGATCCACTTCACCGCGAGGTACTGGCGACGGCGCGCGACGCCGCCGCGTGCGTAACCTGGCAGTGTCAGCGCACCTTCGAGCACGGCCTGCGTCATCCACGCACGCCACAGCGGACGGCACAACTGGTGGACGATCACGCCGTGCTGGATCGCTTCGCAACGGCGACGGAACTCCAGCAGACCGGCGCGGATCGACGAGTAGTTCAGTTGCGACAGATCCCCGGTCAACATCTCGTAGGTGATGCCCATCGCCGCCGCGACCGCGCGGAACTGCTGACGCATGAACTCGGCGTAGCTCGACCCCACATCGGCCGGCTGCGAGAACTTCACGTCCTCGCCCGGTTCCAGGAACTGCATCGTTCCCGGCTCCAGGCTCGCCATCGCCACGCCCTGCGCGTCGGCCTCGTCCTCTCCGAGCAACGGGTCCTCCAGCCCGCCGCGGGTGATGAAGCCCGCGAACATCGCCGCGGTCTTCTTGCGCACCAGTTCGGCATCGTCGTACTGGTCGAGCTCGTGCAGCTTCACCAGCGCCCGCGCCAGCCACGGCTCGCCGCGGATCTGGCCTGGCCGCAGCGGGCGGAACAAGTGCAGGACTTCGTCGGCCGGCACGCGCACGGTGTCGAGGCCACCGTGGGCGGACATCGGCGCGAGCATCCCGTCGCCGGGGTGGCTCTTGTAGAGGTGATAGGCAACGCGCACACCGATGGCGTTGAACTCGATGCCCGCGCGGATCACGTTGCCGTTCGGCAGTTCACGATTCAGCGTCGTCGGCAGGTGCTCCGGTTCGAGCAACTGCAGTTGCAGGCCGACCGCGAGACGATCTTCCGGACGCCGGTAACGCAGCCGCACCAGGCACTCGCCACCTTCGAGCATCGCCCGGCAGGCGAGCGCCTGCAGGCCGTAAAAATCCGTCAGGCCGGCCGCATCCGCATCCTCGCACCAGTCGCGCCACAGCGCCTGCACCGCCTCGCGCTGGGCGAGATCGTGCAGCATCGACTGCGGCTTGATGCCGGTGCCGATGGCGTTCGCCACGAACGCCTCGACGCCGGTCGCGGCCCAGGCATTGCGGCGCACCAGATCGCGGCTTTTGGCGCGCAACTCGTCCTGCGCGAACGCCAACGCCGCGACCGCACCGGGATTGCCGACCTGCCAGAACCGCGCGCGGCGTCCGCCGCCGACGCCATCGTAGGTGGGCGACGCACCGAACAGCCGGGCGCGCAGCCGCGACCACCAGCTCATGCGCTCACGTCGCCTTGTCGGTGTTGACGACCAAGCGACGCGGTCGGCGTCGTGCCGTGCCGGCCGCGATGGCCTGCTCTTGTAATCCCTGTCGAACGACAGCGATGGCGGCGATCAGGTCTTCGACCGAGCGGTACTCAACGGTGCGATCGCCGAAGGTGACGCGCTGCTCGCCGGTCGCGAGCGCGCGTTCGAGCGCCGCCAATTGTTCGGGGGTGTAGGCCATTCGACACGTCTCAACGGTAGAGCCAGCGGCTCTTGACCACGCGCCGACGACTCGGACGCGCGGATGTGGAAAGGCCACCGTCGCCGGTGGCCTCGTCTGGGGGTGTCGTGATCGCCATCGGTGGCGGATCAGGCGCCTCCTGGATCCCGAGCGAGCGCTCCAGTTCGCGCCAGTGGCGGTGCTCGAAACGATCCAGTCCGGCCGCCGCCGCGGCGGCGCGCGCGTACACCGCGCAATTGCCGGCGATCATCATCTTGCCGGCGCGACGCACGACCAATGTGCCGTTCGGTACCGTGGCGCAATACACGCGCCCTTGGTAGGGAATCGCCTCGACCATGAACTTGCGCCCCTGGCCGTCGAGCGACGCACTGCGACGTTTATTGTTCTCGCGGACGTGGTATTGCGGCAGCAAATCTGTTCCGGATCGATCGCGGATGGACCAACCCGAAGGGTGGCACTCCGTGACGCTCGGCGTTCCACCGAGCTTGAAGAACAGCTCGGCCATATCGTCCGCCAGCAGACGACTGGTCGTCGCGTAGCTGCGATGACGATTCTGAATCCAACCATCGCCTGCAACGGCGGCCTCTACGAACGCCGCAATCACGTCGCGATCCGCGTCCTTGATCCACTGCGGCACGCGCTTTTGATCGTGCAATCCCCAGCATTCCCGCTGCAGGTACTCGTACATCTGCTTGGAGGTCACCACCGCACAGCGATCAGTCCAGTGCCACGTCCACGGCAATTGGTCGAGGACAGCCTCAATCAGCGCTCGGCCCTCTGGCTTGGACTGCGCGATCGTGACCACGCGACGAATGCTGCGCTGATTCGCTGCGATCGAGCATGTTCCCTCCGCCACGTACCATCCCAGCAATCGGGCTAGCGCCATCGCGTCGACCTGCCGCTCTGGTTCGATCGGCGTTCGACAACTGCGCTTGCAACTGGCTGGAATGGTGACGTTCGTGTGCGATATGCCGCGCCACTGCGCATTGATCTTGATCGTGTGATGAATGGTCAAATCTCGCGCCAGTGTGATCTGCGGCGGCGTATCGAACCTCCAACGCATGGTCTGACGGTCAAATTCCTTGCGATAGGTCACCATCCGGTGATTGGGCGTGACCATGAAATTCAGGCGGGTTCCGTTTACCGTCAGCATCGGACCATCGTGACTGCGCGCAATCAGGTGTTGCGGCGTCTGATATTCGATGCAGTCGGATTCCAGATTCACCGTCGCCAATATGTCGCCATAGCTCACATCGGCGAAGCGCTTCCATCCATTGCGAGTCAACACCTCGGTCTGTTCATCGAAACAATCCAAGGCCTCATTGCGCTCGCGCAACTTCTGCCACTCGCGCACCGCATAGCCGTTGCGGTCCCGTCGCGTGATCAACTGCTCCGCGCACAACTGCTGCAGGAACTCGGCGTCGATCTTCGGCAGGTGAATGAAGCCGGCCGGATACACCGGCGTCAGGCCATCGGACGCCACATCGGCATGCAGGCGCAGATGCTGGTACAGCGCCTGCTTGGCGATGCCGACCACGACCGTGTAGAGCTTCAGACCTCGGCGCAATTTCTTGCCCGCGACCGTGACGTCCACCGCCGTAGGCGTGCCGATCAGCGCCGCGCCGCGCGCCGCGCCTTTGATCGCCATTACCCGGCTGTCGCGGCAGGCGCGCACGAACGCGTAGACCTCTTGCGTGGCGAAGCCGGTGTCGATCGCAAAGCGCGCGAGCGGAAGCTGCGCACCACAGGCGTGCGTCCAGGTCTCGGCGAGCATCGCGCGCAACTGCAACCACACTGGATCGCGTGCGGTATCGCCCATCAACACGCGGTGTTCGACCAGCCACGCTTCCTTGCCGCGTCCGAAAGCCCACACCGAGATCTCGATGCGGTCCTTCTGCACGTCGGCGCCGGCGACCAGCAGCAGGCCGCCCTGCGGCACGCTGCCGATGCGGTAGTCCTCGCGCCGTTCCAGCAAGTGCTGCCAGTCCGGTGCTTCGCCCTCTTCGACCCAGGTCTCACCGAGTTCGGTGTTCTTGAAGGTCTTGATCGCGGAGGCGGAGCCGGTGGTCTTGTCGATCGCGGCTTCCCACGCCGCGGCGATCTCGCGCCAGCTGCGCCAGCCCACCGGGCTGTACAGCGACGACAAATGAAACCCGGCCGTTCGGCCGTTGCCCGGTGCCGTCGCGCGCCACTGCCCCTGTTCGAGCATCCACGTCTTATGGTGCTCGGCGATGGGCTTGTCGCACGACTCGCACACGTAGGCCACCGTCTCCGGTCGTCCACGCTCCCAGCGCAACTGCTCGAAACGCAACCACTGCGCGTGCGCGCAATGTGGGCACGGCACGAAGTACCGACGCTGGTCGGACGCCTCGTACTCGCGCTCGATGCTGCTGGCGCCCGCGATCGTCGGCGTCGAGACGATGAAAATCTTGCGCCGCGTGAAGGTGCGCGTGCGCGCCTCCGCCAGCGAGATCGCATCGCCCTCCCCTTCGACATCAAGCGGGTAACCATCCACTTCATCGAGAAACAGGTACCGCACCGGCATCGAGCGCAGGCCGACCGCGCTGTTCGCGCCGGTCATCACCAGCACGCCGCCGCGGAACTCCTTCGCCAGAATCGTGTTGCCCGCATCGCGCGAACGCGCCGGTGCGATCAACCCGGCCAGCACCGGCGACTCCTCGATCAGCGGATCGATCCGCTGCTTGGAGTTGCGCTTGGCCATCTCCACTGTCGGCCACACCGCCATCATCGGTCCGGGCGCGTGGTGGATGACGTAGCCGATCCAGTTCGAGCCTGCCTCTGTGTTGTGGGTCGGAATGAAGCCCCGCCCGCACAGGTACAGATGGCTGGGCGCATCGACTTCGATACAGCGCACCGGCACCGACGCGACCGGCCGAATCTCCACGATACGGCGGCGCAACGCCTTCCACGGTCGTCCCCGCACGACGGAGCGCATCCGCGCGACCTTGCGACGAAACCGAAACATCGGTTCCTCCGCATAGGCCGTCCAGGACACGCGCCAGTAACCACGGCGATGAATCCGCCGTCCTTGCGGTCCGATCATGTCGCCTGGCGGCGCCACATAGATCGTCGGTTTGTAACCGAGACTGCGTAACAGCTCGACCATCCCATCTTTCAGTGAAGGCTCGATATTGCTGAACTCGCAACGCTTGCCATCGGGCGTGATGCAGCCATCGCTGTCCATCAAACCACGCACCAGATCCAGTCGCTGCTCCCGGCTGGCGCGCATGTAGGCCGCCGGGATGTGCTTGTTGTCGATCAGGTTCAGCTGCCGCAACCGCACCGAGAACCACGATGTGCCGCAACTGGCCGGCGCCTGTCCTTCATCGTCGACCGCGAAGACCGGATCGATGACGAGATTGGCGCACTTGCCCTTGCGCCACTTCGGCAAGCGCCACAGCGCGCGCACGCCACAGCCAGCGAGGTGTTCGACCACCTCGCCATCGTCCTCATGCATGGAAATGTGATTCATCCACGTGTTGCCGTCGCCCAGCCACAACCCCAGCAGGTACGGGTGGATGGGCAATTCGCGAGGCGGCAACGTCAACGCGGCGGTGTTGTCGACCCCGTACCGACGACGCGGACTGCTGCCGATCTGCGTGCGTCTGAGCATCTGCAGCGTGGTCAATGTCTTCCTGACCGGCACATCGTTGGTGAAATCCCACACTGGCCAGCGGTGTTCACCGTCGCAGACGACACGCTCGCCATCGTCGAACACGATCTCGAAACAGTCGCGGCTTTCCAGAACGGGCGAGACCCCAACCACCCGACAGGGCGAGCCTCGTTCGTCGAACACCCAGTCGCCGACCGCAACCGCTCCCATCGTCGTCCAACCGGATGGAGTCGGCAGGGGCGTATCGAGCGCCAGCGGTCCACCCACCTGCGCGCCTTTCATGAGCACGACGCGCTCGATCGGCGAGGCCGGGGAGAGGCAGTCCATGATCTCGCGCAGGTAGGGCGTGCGCGCCGTGCGCCAGCGCCCCGGCTCGGCCGCTGCCTTGCTGGACAGCATCCGGTGCTGGTCGGACCAGTCCGACACCGACAGCCACGGATCGGGGGTCAGTCCCTCCCGCCAGGCGCGTTCGATCTCGTGCGCGCCTTCGTAATCGAGCATTCGTAACCCTTGTTGCAGTGCGACCAAGACGGCGCTTGGCTTTGTTGTCGAACAGCGCGTTCATGCGGTCCCCGGTCAGACGACCATCAAGGAACACCGCCATGCACGCCCCCCTGCACATCGACCCGCTGCACACCGACCTGTTGCTCATCCGGCAGCGCATCGAGTCGCTGTACGCGGCCTACCCCGACGATGAGGACTTCCAGAACGGCCTCAACTTCGCGGTCTGCGGCATCGAACAGGCGCTCGGCGCAGCCGGCGGCGAGCCCGACATGGCGATCCCTGCCGGCGACTCCCTCGACGGCATCGACAGCTCACTCGCCGAGCTGCACATCCGCCTCGACACGCGAAGCGACGACCAGAACGACGATCCGGCCCGGCACGCGCGCCTTGCGATGGTCGACCACCTGCTCCAACAGGCCTGCGCCCTCCTCGTGGGCTAATCCACCTTCACCCGCACCTCGCCCAGTTCGGCGAGGTGCGTGCGGACCGCCGCCTCCAGCGCCAGATGCATCGCGTGCGGATCGACCGCCAGCGTCGCCGCCATCTGCGCCGACACGCGTGCGGGCCAATTGAGCCACGCATCGCGCTCATCGCGCGCCAGCTTGAACACGTGCGCGACCACCTGCGAACGTTCGACCAGTTCGCCCTTCAGGCGCGCGAGACGCACCTTGTTGGTCTGCGCCTTCACCACCTCGTTGACCGTGCGCGCCTGCAGCAGCGACGCACCGCCGGCCGGCAGCGCCGACGCGCCCGTGTCGCGGCCCGTGTCGCGCCCCATCTCTGCCGCCTCCGGCACCGCCACGCGCGGTGCGCGCGCCTGCGTGCCGCTGCGCGGGGGCGCGGAATTGCGCGTCCAGTCCGCGTCGGCCTTCGCCGCATCGATGGTGCCATCGGCCTCCGGTGTGACGCGCCCGGCACGGATCGCCTTGTGTACTGCGGTGTCGGTGACGCCGCGATGGCGCGCATACGCGCGGATCGAAATTCCCATCCGAATGTTTGACCGATGACTTGACTTCGTGCGCGCACAGCGCGCCAGGCGACGGCTTCCCGTCCGTTGGCTTAACGCGACGCACATCCGCGAGATCGCGCTTGGCTTCGTTGGGGAACAGCGCGTTCATCCCATCGCGCCAACCGCACCCACACCACACACCGCACAGGAGCAACGCATGAACACCACAACCACCGCCAAGCCGATCACGCTCAACGACACCCAGACCGCCGTGCTGACCCACGCCATCGACCGCACGCAGGGCAAGATCGAATGGTTCCCCGATACCATCAAAGGCGGCGCGCAGAAGAAGGTCATCGAGGCCTTGTTCGTGCGCGCGATGATCATCGGCCACCACGGCGACTGGATCGTCACCGACGCCGCCTACGATGCGCTGGGTCGCGCGCGCCCCGCCGCGCAGGCCACCGCCGAAGCGGCGACGCCGGCCGGCGAGAACGCCGCCAAGCCCGCACGGAAGACCACGCGCAAGGCCGCGAAGCCGACGCAGGACACCACCGCATCGGGCGACGGCGAAACGCCCGCACCGCGCACCCGCGAGAACAGCAAGCAGGCGCAGGTGATCGCGATGCTCAAGCGGCCCGATGGCGCCACGATCCCGCAGATCTGCGAAGCGACCGGCTGGCAGGCGCACACGGTGCGCGGCACCTTCGCCGGGGCCTTCAAGAAGAAGCTCGGCCTGACCGTCACCTCCGACAAGGCCGAAGGCGGCGTGCGGGTGTACCGCATCGCCGAGGTCGCGCCGACGGCGTGATGTCGCAGCGCAGCGCAACGCAGCCCAACGCAATGCCGTGCCGACGCGCGGCATTGTGTACCGAGAATCGACGTGCAACGTGGCTCGCGAAAGAGCAAAAAAACGCCTGAACCGCTTGGCTTCCATCGCGAACAGCGTGTTCATGTCGACGTCGCCTAACAACGGAACCTCACGATGCACACCAACACACCCATCACCGAACGCGAACAGGCCCTGCGCTGGCTTGTCGCCCACCGACGTCCGGACATCAGCCTCGAACAGGCCCTGTGCATCCTGCGCGCGGCACTGCCGCACGACGAAGAGACAGTACGGCTCCTGCAGCGCATGTCCGAGGAGGGAACGCCCGACTGACACCGCAGCGCAACGCAGCCCAACGCAATGCCGTGCCGAAGCGCGGCATTGCGCACCGACAATCGCCCGCATGACGCACTTCGCGCGCCGAATCGGATCACTCATACCGGGCACGAAATCTCGAAAAAAAGAAGCAAAACATCGCGATGAACCGCTTGGCTTCGATGGCGAACAGCGCGTTCATGTCCGCACGCACACCACACGACAGACATCCCACCATGAGCACGACGACGAACACCGCCCTCCCCGCCACCGAAAACGAAAGCTGGGGTTTCTGGGGCACGATGCGCGGCGACGCCAGCGTCGCGTGGCCGCTGGCCATGACCGCCATCGCCGAGGCCACCGGCGAATCGCTCGACGCGGTGCGGGCCTTTCTCGACAGCAAAGCCGGACGGCACTTCGCCGATGAAGTCTGCGGCCATCACTCCCACGGTCAGGCGCTGCCCGACGCGGTCGCGAACACCGTCGCGGCGTGGATGCGCATGACCATCAAACGGCGCACCGCCATCGACTACGGCATCCCGCACGGGTTGCCGTACCTCACCGGCTTCGTGATTCACGCCGCGATCCACGACGAGACCGTCGAGCGCGATTGACCGCGCCTCGACGGCCGAACCCTCACCCCCAACGCTGGAGTTTTCCGATGTCCTCTTCGATCGACTTCTATCTCAAACAACTCGCGCCGCTGGTCGGCGGCACCATCACCGCGCTCGCCCGCAGCGGCGCCAGCGACGATCCGCTCGACGACGAGCTTTACGGCTTCGTCGTCCAATGCCGCGACGGCAAGGAACGCACGCTCATCCTGCTCAGCGACGACGAGGGCAATGGCCCCGGCAGCTTCATGTTCAACGAAGACGCCTGACCGCAGCGGGACCGGGCCATGCCCGGTCCCGTTCACGAACATCAGCATGACTCAGAGCATGCTTCCGTCACTCTCCATGAACGCATTTCGCGCTCGAGTGAGTGATCGATCCTCCAGGCATTGCTCGCACGGCCTGCGCACCGCGCGCACCGAATGATTCAGGACTTCTTTTCCGACAACGTGGCGTTGGCCATGAGCTGCATCGCCGGGCAAGCGTCGCCATCGGCGACTTGACGGCACCGTCCCAGGAGTTGCTTCAGATCCGCCTCCAATTGCTGCAGCGCCTCCAGACGTTGACGGACCTCATCCAGCTTGCGCTCGACAAAGACTTGGGTCTGCACACATGCCCCTCGCCCCTCCACCGCCAACAGGCTGGCGATCTCGTCGAGGCTGAAACCCATGGTTTGCGCCCGGCGGATGAACTGCAACCGGCCGACATCCGTTGCCCCATAGCGTCGTGCGCCGTTCGGCGGACGTTCCGGCGCTCTGAGCAGACCGCGCCGCTGGTAGTAGCGGATGGTTTCGACATGCACACCCGCTGCTGCGGCTAAGTGGCTGATTTTCATGGGCACACCCGGGCTTGACTCCGTACCATGGTACGGAGGCTAGCATGCTGATCATGAAAACCGCTCCTGACCGCTCATCGCTTGCAGCCCTCCTTGGGGCAGGGGTCGCCGCCATCGCGGCCTCGATCTGTTGCGTCTTGCCGTTGCTGCTGGTCCTGGCGGGCATCGGTGGCGCCTGGGTCTCCAACCTGACCGCTCTGGATGCGTGGCGGCCCTGGTTCGCGGCGATGACGATCCTGTGCCTGCTCTGGGCGTTCTGGACCCTTTACGGCCCCGCATCACGCTGCCGGACGGATGGGGTCTGCGCCGATCCGAAGCGGTTGCGCCGACGGCGCTGCTGGTTGTGGATCGCCACGATCCTGATCGCACTGCTGCTGCTTTTCCCCTATTACATCGGCTGGTTTCTGTGAGGCTTCGCACATGCGCACGCTTGTGGCTTTGTTTCTCGCCATCTGGATCTTCACCGCATCCGCAGAAACGCCTAAAGTGGCGATACTGCATGTCGACAATATGACCTGCCCGGCTTGCGGCATCACGATTGAGAGAGCGTTGGCCAAGGTGCCCGGTACGAGCAAGCCTCGCATCGATGCCCGCTCGGCGATCGTTACCGTGAAATTCGATGCGGAGCGAACGAACGCAGCCGCGATCGCCAGAACGATTACCAATGCGGGATTCCCTGCGAAGGTGAAAGCGAATGGCGACTGAACTGCAACTGGACAGCACGCTGACCTGCCCGGAGTGCGGACACTCGTCAACCGAGACGATGCCGACTGCGGCCTGTCAGTACTTCTACGAGTGCCTGGCCTGCCATGCGCTACTGCGGCCAAAACCGGGCGACTGTTGCGTCTTCTGTTCCTACGGAACAGTGCCTTGCCCACCCATCCAGCAGCACGGCCCGTGCTGCGGCGGATAACGGGACGAATTCAGCGTCGCGAAACGCTGACGCGCCAGCCGACCGTCGCCTCCACACGGGAGCGGGCATCGCCCGGTCCCGTTCGCTTATGCCGCGTCACCCTTCGCGCAGGGCACGGAGGACTTCCGCTGCGAGGATCGGGACGATCGCATTGCCGGCGGCGCGCAATCGAGGAATGCGCGCGGGAATCCCATGAGCCAGAAGACGAACTCCGGTGCGAGGGACCCGGCGAAGTTTGCCGTCGTGTCCGACGATCCACTCGACGTCGTCCCATGCGCCGCACTCAGGTCCAGCGCGATCCCGCGCAGCAGCGGCTCGTGCCTGCGCGTGCCGCTGCGCGAGGTCTGGCCGCCGTTCGCGCACGCGCTGGTCGGCGTCGGATATAGTCCCAGCGCGATCTGTCGAATCGCCACCAGTCCCGCCGAATTCCCCGCCCCGTTGTAGCCGTCCTTCGGCGGTGCGAGGCTCGTCGGCGTCGGCCACAGCGCCAGCGTCTGCGCCGCCAGATCCGGCGAGCGGTCGCGCTCGACTTCCCGGCGCGCGCCGGCCGGCGTGCGGATCGACTTGTCCGCCGAGGCCGTCGGCGTCGCCCACAGCGCGCGCACCGTCGCGTACACCTGACGCGGCAGCAGATCCGTCCGCGACGCGCCATCCTTCCTCGGCGCCAGCGACATGCCCCACGAGTCCTTGTGATCGCGCGTCGTCGGTGTGAGCCACAAACCACAGTCGATC